CAGCATCAATAACAAAGTGAATATCATTTGCAGTATCTGTGTTTTTGATAAACAAAAACTTTACCTTATCGCCAGTAGCTACAGCCGTTGGAGCTGTATCGTCATCCACCGCTGTATAATCTGTAAAATAACCAGCAATCAAATCTGTTGAAGCGTTCGATACGCTAGTTAATTTGTAATACCACTTGTCATCAGCATCCGCTGGACTGACAGTGATTGTACCAGAAAGAGCTTTCGCAATCTCATCAGGTAAGACCGTAGCGGTCATTGTTACTGAAGCATCATTTGCCATATTTTTCTCCTATGTTAAGGCCAAAGCTAAAACTTCAGCTTCCTCAGTAGTTCCTAAATTTGTTCGAGCAGCTGCAGCAGTAGTTGCAGCAGTACCACCGCTTGTTATTGCAACAGGCAATGTTATTGCGCCAAGACTTCCAAGTGTTTTTACTTCAGCATCACCAGTAATATCATTAAAAGATAATACTGCACCTAATCTATTTGCACGTTCTGGAAGTTTTAAATTAGCTTCAAAATCATAATCAGTAAGTTGTAATGATCTATCTGTTTTATCTTTTAAATCAGCAGTAATTGCTATTAATCTATCAAGCTCTGTATTTAATGCAGCTATATTAAATGGGCCTGATGACGGAAAGTCTGTTGTTCGATCTAAATCAATAGCGCGTGTAATAACAACAGTAGATCCACCAGTAGCACCAGTTACAGATATAGTTACCGTACCAGTAGATCCATCACCACCAGATACAGTATAGTCAGTAGTTAAAGTTTTTAATGTTCCATCTACATAAACATTAAGATCATCGTTATCAAAAAACTCAAATGGTACAGTAAAAGATGTTTGTGTTACACCCTGACCTACTGAGTATGATACCCTTGGATCATTATCTGACAAATTAATAGTCATAGCTTACCTCTTTTTTATCGAAATAGCAGTGAAGATAAAAAGTGACAACGCACAAATTATTCAAAACCTTCAGCAAAGTTTTCTAGTGTGTTGCTTATATCTTTAACATGTTCTTTTACTAAAAAGTTTCCAATTAATGGTATCTGTCTTACAGATTGATCAACAAACTCAGAGTAATCACCTCGAACAAAGTCTTTAGCACCTTTAATAAAACCATATGTGTAATCTGCTGGCGCACCAAAAATAGAAACTATACCACCAAGAGCATCAGGGTCTTCTTTAAACTTAGGTTCAAATGGTGTTGGATTTGCAATGTCAAACGCCATTCCCATTTCTAAAGATCTATAAGTCAAATCACTATAAAGAGCAGCAATACCTGAATAATCAAAAGATCGAAGAAACTTATCTTCTAAGTCCATATCTTCTAATGCCCAGTTTGGTGTTCTCATTTTCATAACTTGATAACCTAAGAACATAGCAATCAAAAAATGTATTGCTGGGTTTCTTACCGTACCTTGTGCATAGTTAGTTGTTATTTTGTTAAACGCACCAAACGTGTACGTGTAAAACGTAAATGGTAAAGCTAAGAATGGTGACTCAATTTCAGCATAACCCTTTATTCTTTTTGACTCAGGCAAACCCATCATGTCAGCCAAATGCATAGGCATGTAAGTCTTACCGCTCATAACATATGGTTTGTCAGAAGCAGTACCCATAATAATTCTATTCATAACACCAGATCGAAGCGCACTTCTAAAAGCATCAACAGCATCTGCATCTGTCCACATCTCACTATTTGCAAGAATAAAACCATTCTTAGTTTTTTCAAAAGGAGACTTAGCTATCTTAGCGGCTAAGTCTTTATCTATATTATATCTTGCTAAAAATACTTTTTCCCAATCAGAAGCTTGATTGTTAGTAAATCGAATAGCTGCTTCAATAATTGTATGCGCTCTAAAAGTGCTTTCTAAAGTTTTTGCAACTAAAGTAACCTGAGATAATAAATTAAATTGATAAAATGCATTATTAATTTTATCAGTTAAACCACTACGAAATGGATCGTTAGATAAAGACTCAAGCCATTTCATAGAATAAGTACCACCAATAACCTCAAAGCCATCACCAGCTTGCTGAAGTTCTTTTCTGGTAAGCTTCAAACTATTCTCATCGAGCAAAGCCATAATGCCTTTACCAATAGTTCTCATGTCATTATCTAAAAATATATTAGCAAAGTCTGTTAATGCAGCTTGACCAGCCCCACCAAGAAATGTCCATTGTGTAGCTGATTGTAAACCTTGAGCAATCTTAGTATCTAACTTATCTGGTTTAAGTGTTAACCTACCAACTACTCTCTCATAAGTCCCATAAAATTCTTTTGCTATTCTATCTACTTCTTTCTCAGGCATTTTAGCCTTTTGCATTTTAACGCGCATATCAGAAACAAGATCATCAATAGTTGCTGGATTATTATCAACCGTTCTAAATGCTTTAGAAAAAGCATACTTAGGTGCAACTTTACTATTATATGCAATAAGAACTTGTTTTAAATCAGTAATCATAAACTCTTCTAATGCAGAGTTTGATATATTTAATTTTCTATGCATTAAATGTTTAGAGCGACCAACACCAAAAAATGCATAGTCTTCATTAAAACCATCATCATCTACCATATCTAAGATTTCATCAGTAGTTCGATTAGCACGTTTGCGTAAAGAAGCCTCGTCAGTAGCTTGAGTTATAATTTCAAAGCGTTTTGTGGCTGGATTGTAAGCTTCGATGTTTGGATTTTTCTTAAACTCTTCTACAAGTTTTGCTACAAACTTTTCTCTGTTTTGTTCTATGTATCTTCTATTAAAATATCTTGGGAAAAAAGGTTCTCGTAATCCTTTATCAATATCAACACCATCCAAATATTCTTGAATGTTATTTATACGATTTTTCATTTCATCTATATGTTTAGATAGATTGCCCAAAGCTTTTTTTTGTTTTGGCAACAATGATAAGTCATCAAGATATTTAGGAAAATTACTTAGAGTAGTTCTGTAAGAAGCCTCAAGCGCAGAAGATAAATCAGACTTTTCTGTTTTAAGACTTTTTACAAGTGCTGTTTGTTTTTTTGATAAGCCTACTTTACGACCAGTTTTAGCTGACGTTTCTATTTCATTTATCTTAGTAGAGAGGTCTGTAACTCTTTGTTCTAAAAAATTTCTATTTGTTTTTAGAATATCTTCAACAACATTTGTCATAGATACAGTTCTGTTTTCAGCAACTACCTGACGATTTAATAAATAAGATCTATGATTTAAAAGACCAACATCATTTAAAGATCTATCCCACTCATCAAAATATTCTCTTACAAGTTTTAATGCTCTTACATCAGCAGCAGTATTAGGCGTTTTGTTATTAATATACATGTGAACAATATTCTTACCCCAGTCCTCAAAGGTAAGATTCTCTTTGCCAAAATACCCACGTATCTTTTCAATGCTGTTTTGTATTGGCATATCAAGTGGAGCAGCACCGCCTCTAGGATTAACCTCTGACCATATTTCGTGAAGTTGATTGTAAGTACCACCCCATTTGCCAGCCAACTCACCAGCCTCTTGTGCTACAGACTTACCAAAACCTTTACCTTGTTGATTTAATTTAAAGGTAACACCAGCATCGTTTATTAATCGCATAAACATAAGCTTTACTTCATCTGGTGCATTAGAGTTCATTACAGACTTTACTGGGGTAGGTAATGATTTGTAAAAAATAGTATCTGTAAACCACTTACCAGTAAAATCTAAATTACCATCAGCAACTTCTGGCAATGGCTCAGCAGTGACTATTTTAGTTGGTGCATCTGTATCTACTATTGGTTTAGTAGGAGATGCATCTACAGCTTGTCTTACCTGTTTTGCATGATTTGACGCATTGTTTAAAGCATTTCTTTTTATTCCATCAAGAACAGCACCACCACCAAAACCAATAAAACTAGCCATGCCTTGAGCAAATATCTGATTCTGAGCAGCTTCAAGCAAAGCTTCTTGAGCATCTCTGCCCTCAGACAAAGCATTTGCTAAATCTAATGCATTAGGAACACCTACAAAAAATGCAGCATCAGCATTAGCCATTTTTAAACCACGTTTTTTATAAGACTGATTTGCTAAATACTCTAAACTATTTAAACCTAAAGCCTCTCTACCTTTATTCTTGCCAAAAACAAGACCACCACTCCTAATAGCTTTAGCCATAATACCAAATGAAGTAAGCTCTGCTGCAAGTATTGGATCACCTGCAATATTTTGCACAGCACTACCACGCTCAAGAATCTCTTGAGCAATTTCACTTTTACTAGCATTTATATAAGCGCGTTCAGCTTCTTCTATATTTAAACCACTAGCTCGAATACGCTCAGCAACAAAACCATAAGCTGGTATTCCTAAAGATTCTATGTAACTTTCAACATTAAACTCTCGATCAAGATTAAGACCCCTTGCTTCAGCAATAGTATCACTAACAGCATTGTTAAAATAAGTAATACTATTAGCCCACCAAGTATCACCATAACTAGGAGCATTTGGAACAATCTTTTTTTGATCTTCGTGATTAGATGGTTTGAACTCGTGATACTTAAAATCAATCGGCACGGCTTGCTCCAACTAAAATATTAGCATCTTCTTTAGTCATAAATTTTTCTTTAACTAATAAATCAAGTATCTCTTTATTTTCTTGTTGCTTTAATAAAGTAGGATCTAATGCAAACTTATAAGCCATAAATGCTCTAGCACCTTCTTCTGTGCCACCAGTAGGATCACCAAACAAATCATCCTTTGTTGGAAATCCAATAGCTTTTGCTGCAAAGTTACCTAGTGTAAATTCATTATCACTCTTTAAGCTATCCTGCATAACCGCACGATACCTTGTGTAATATGTTTCTGTTAACCTTGAAATATCAGCTTTAGGATAAGGAATATAATCTAAAAGATTAACAACCATCGGCAGTGTTTGAGACCCTGTTTCACCATCTTGTTCTATTTCTTCAGTGTACATAAAAGGTTCAAACCTACCATTTTTAGGCATCATAACCATTGCCATATTATCACTATTAGGAATCATTTTAAGTTTCCAATTAACGTCTAAAACAATTGGAGCTTTACCTTCTAACTCAAGCTCAAGCATTGATTTTATTGTGCTTGGCTTTGATTTTGTAAGTCTAATTTTTTGAATTGGATCAAGTAAGTTTAATATATCTTCCTCAATACCATCATCCATTCTTCGTATTTCTTGTTTGTTAAATCTTAAAGTTCTTGCTTGAGCAACAGAACCACTAAGAGTTGGGCCTAACATTCTTTCATCTTTGCCATAAGAAGATTCAATAAACTTATTTAACTTAGCAACCAGCATATCTTCACTTTTTATGTTAGGAAGAAGTGCATAAGATACATTTGTTAAAAGCCTTTGTGTTTTAATATCTGCTTCAGCAAAGTTATCTCTTAAAAACTTATTAACATCTTTTCCTATTACATTGTTAAAAGATTGTGGCAATGAAACCCCATCCATCTGTGAAGCTTCACCAGCCATTCGAACAAGAGAAAGCCCAAAAGAACTTGAGCCACCAGCATTAGCTAATGTGTCAAAGTCAACAAATGCTGCGCCCAAAATTGCTTTAGCATTATCGTTAACTTGATATGGCATTTGTTTATTATTTAAAAGATTATAACCAATGCCAACTGCACCACCCTGAGTTAACTTAGAATAAATATGAAAAAGGTTTTCTTGTCCTTCAGTTGTTTGAGGTGGATTAGTTGCACTCATTTCTAAGAAATCAACAATCTCTTTAGGAATAAGACCTGAGTTTAAAATCCCATCTACTTGTTTCATGTATTCCGTAGGCGTTAAAACACCACCTCTCATAGCATAAAAAGCACCTTTTTTAGTTGAAAAGTATTGAACAGGATTGCTGCTACCATCACCCAACAGTGGATTTAAAATCTCACTAGAAACAGCATCAATGTCTTCCTTATCAGCAACTGACCCAAGTGTTAAACCTCTGTCAATTTTTCTTGCTAAAGTTTCACCTTTATCAAATTCTTTTCTTAAAGCTGTAGAAAACTTTTTAAAATCTTCAACAAAAGGATCAATATTAATATCATAATCCTTCATTCTGCCTAGTATTTCTAAGACAGCAGCTTCAGGCTTATCTTTAAATTTTTTAAGAAACTCTGTTTCTTTACCACTTTGTAATGCTTCTTCTATATCTAATAACTGTTCTTCAGAAAAACCTCTGCCATTTGTTTCTTTAGAAATAGCAGCAAATAAAATTGGTTCTATTTTGTCTGCTATTGATTTATTTAATTTAGCTAGTTTATCTTCTTTTGTTTGGGGAGGAAGTTTACTAAAAGCATCTAAAGCTTTGTCTGTACGTTTTGTTAATTCTTCATGATCACCAGAATAATTGTAATCAATTAAATCAATAATAGCTTCTGCATAATTATCTTCTATTTGTTCTCTTTGAGTAGTTTGTTTATGAGAAATACTTTCTTTTAAAAGAGCTTGAAGAGGATTTTTAAGAGTATTTTCTGTTGAAGGTTCAAGTTTTAAACTTTTAGAAGCAAGATCTACTTTTTCTAATAATTTTTTAGCTTCAACAATTATTTCAGGGTCATCTTTATTTTCAATAAAACGAGTTTCTAAACTATTTATTTCACTTGTAAGAGATTTGGTTGTTTCATCTTTATTTTCTTTTTTAACAAATTCACTCTTTTTATAATTAAGATTTTTTGCTTGCTCTTGTAATTGATTATATTTTTTCCATTGATCATTGGTAAAATATTCAGGTTGAGCAACTTCATCAAACTGTCTTAAAACATCAGCTGCGCCATCAAAATCTTTTTTCTCTATTAGTGCTTTAAATCTTTCTTCAAATTTACCAAAAGCAGATGAGTTAGCTATTTCACCTTCTGTTTTTTGTTTTGCTATAACTAAGTCATTTGCTTCTTTATTAGCTTTAGCAATAGCTTTTTCTTGAGCAAGAATAGCTGCTTCTTTATTACTAATTCTAGTATTGTTTGCTTTTTCTACTTCTATCCGATTATTATTGTAATCTTTTAAAGTTTCAAAAATACTATTTCTAACTTCTAATGGTATTTTAGATTTATGTATTCTTTGAATACCACTTGCAAGATCTCCCAAAGATTCTCTATATACTCTTTTTTCACTTTCCTCTAATGCAGCTGGAATATAATCATCTAAGTTTGGAACAGTATTTGAAGCAAGGGCTAAACCTATTTGATCAACCAATTGTTTGTCATAAATAGATTTAGGAATTTCTTCTATAATACTTTGCAAAGCTTTTCTTATATAGTCTTCAGCTTTATCTTTTTCACCTTTATTTAATGCAGGGTTTTCAGAAAGACGCTCATTAACTAAATTATAATTCATAACAGCAATATTTAATTTTACTGTATTATCTTTAGTTGATGACATATCTTGGCTTGTACTAGAATTAATATTTCTTAATTCTGTATTTGATTCATCATTAAATTCTTCTTCAGATGCTTCAGAAATTTTTTGATAAGATTCAATACTTCCAGAATACATTGAAGATAAAAGATTAGGTTCAACAGTTTCAAACTCACCAATAATTTGTAAAACCTTATTTCTTACATCATCATTTTCAATAAGGGTTGCAAAATTTCTATTTTCAAGAGAAGCAGCTATAGCTTCTTTTTGACTATCTTTCATATCTTTTGTTTCATTAGAAAGCTTAGAAACAGCATAAGAAGCTGATACTTTTAATCTTCGATCTCTATTCTTTCTGTGTTGAGTATGATCGTTTGTAACTTGAAGTGCTCTGCTTTCAGCATTAACAACTTTTTGAAGATCTTCTGCATATTTATCATTACCATTTTTGCCATAATAAACACCAGATCTTAGATTAGCAGTAAGCTCTTCAACTTCATTTATATAATTTAATTGAGCATCCAATTTTACCTGCTCGACTCTAGCTTTTTCTTGAGCAATTTGTAATGTAAGTTTTGTTTCAGCTACTTCTTCAGAAGATGCTCTAAATACAGTTTCTTTAAATCTACCCTCGGCTGCTCCATAAGTAGAGTTAACAAAGCCCTCCATCATATTATTATAAGCAGTTGGGTCAGGATATTTAAAAGCAAACTCTCTAGATTTTTGCCTTATGTTTTGAGCAACTATTTGATCATATCTTTGATTTACAATATTAAGATAAACATCTCTACGAATGCGACCATATTCCTCTGGAACCTTTAGAGCTATAGGATTCCCATCAGTATCAAATGTTTTAAATGATGAAGCATTTACAGCATAAGCTGCATTCTCAGCTTCTTCTCTACCTTTAGCAATAGCATCTTGTAATGCTATTTGTTGAAACTCATCAGCAACTGCACTTACTGTATTCCAAACATTTTGTGCGCCAGTATCAAAAGATCTAACTCCTATTGGAGATAAAGTAACATTTTGTTTTTGTTTAATAAAACTCATTACTAAACCCCTTTAAATCTCATGTATGCACTACCCATCTTACCTATAGCAGCAAACAAACCAGCACGTCTTGTGTTTGCAGCTTTTTCATATTGAACTAATGATGCAACAGTTCGACTTTCTTTTTCAAGAAACTCTTGGGTTTGCATAACTGCAATGTTAGAACCAAAAGCTTTTTCTTGTGCATCTTTAAATGCTGTTACATTTGTATATTTTTCCCCTTCTTGAAAAGCAAACATAGCTTCATTTACATTTACTGATGCTTCATAGTTTCTTTGCAAAATGTTTTGATCTTGAATAGCTTGAGCTTGAGAAACAATATTTTCTATTTCCATTTGCTTAGCTTGATTCTCTTCTTGTTGAGCTTGCGCTCTAGCACCTGCTAAAGTACCAATTGCGCTTATTGCACCAAATATAAGTGGAAGTGCCATTAGAATATTAACTCCGCTACTAAACCATTAACTTGTAAATCAAGAGGCGCATCTTGTGTTATTGTTACTTGAGGATCTCGACTATAACCTAACAATCTAAACTCTTTCTTACCTGTTACTGGTTGAAGTTGTTGAGATAAATCATCAGTAACATTTCTAATTATTAAATCAGTATTATTTACTTTTACAGATAAAGTATCTTTTAAATCAAGAAAAGCAGCACCAACAGCTCTAGGCAAACTTGTTAAAGGGCCATTACCAACGGCAGCATCAAGAGGATTTGTTTTTAATTCAACATTAAATTTTTTACCAATTTCAACAGATGTTAATGTTTTATCAACCCCAGAAGCATCAATGTTTCCAGATGCAACAGTAAACTGCCCAATAAAATTATTACCATTTATTACCTGAAGAACAGCACCATCATTAAAATCAGCAGATACATCAAATACACCAGCCGTTCCAGTGTAAGTTTTTGCCATATCAAGATTAAAGTTTTTATTAAATTCACAAAGAATAATTTTTGTTGAACCATCACCAAGATCATATTCTACATTTGCAAAGACACGATCATCAATAGTAACAGTAGAATGAAAAACACCATCAGTAGTAAACTCAACCCAACCAGCACGTTGCTCTGCTCGATTAGAATTAAATACAGCAAGAGTTCCATCATTGTTTAAAACAAAAACATAACTCTCAGATCTTGATAAAGCTCCATACAAAGTATTCATTTCTACAGGTGACTTAATTAAATGAGATGCAGTTGTTGATATTGGGTTTGCTATATAAGCTTTTTCACCATCAGCAAAAATATATTCTCTAGCAATTTGACCACCCTTTTGAAGAAAAAGAGTAGCGCCATCAATAAGTTGAGGTCTGCTAAACCCAGAACCAAATGGTGTTTGTTTTTTAAGCTGAGCATTTAATGGTGTTAGTGGTTGGTTTTGAAATGCTGGAATATACATTTCAGCAGAAGCTGCAAAGACTTGAAGATCTCTATTAGAAACAATGTGACGTATTTGCTGAACTTCACCAACAGATGCTGATATTTGAATAGAATCATTATCTTCTGAATCACCAACATCAAAGTTAAAAAACTTACCAGATTTACTAAACCATATTGAGTCAGGTTGAGCTAATGTACCAGCAAAAACTAACCTATTTTCATGAAAGGTTACAGCAGCAGGAAAGCCTCGAAGAGACGAATATGACTGCTCATCCCAAGTTGTTGTTGGCGCATGAGTAGTAATTGTAGGTGTTCCCCCACCTAAAACAGAATCATTTGCAGAACCGCCAGCAGTAAATGTAAAAGCATCATCGCTAATAACAGTAGCAACAGTTCTAGCACCATTTATATTAGAGTTAGTTATACCACCAATAGTATCAGCATCTGCAAAAGTAATTGAGTCACCAACTGATAAACCATGATTAACAAGCGTAACTTCAACAGCAGCAGAGCCATTATTTGTTCTTAAAGAATTTGCAGTTAATCTTACAGTAAGAGCATCAAGAACATCACCAGTTGCAACAGTAGAGCTTTGAACATCATCAATCTCTATTTCATTACCATTGTATCTAACAGTAACGCCAATATGTTTTGGTTGCAAAACATTATCAACAGTTCCTGTTTTAGTAGCATCACCAACCCCAGTAGCTTTAAATACCTGACCTACTGCATTTGAATGTGCGCCTACTGTAGTAAAGTCAGATGTGCCTAATGTTTTAACAATGTACCAATTATTAGTAACCATAGAACCATCAGCAACATTCTCTACCTGAACAGTCCCTGTGTCCCAATACGCAGAACTTGTAGTAAGTGTAATATCATTACCACTAGATGCTGAAGGATCTAAAGTCATACCAGCTGTTTGAAAAGGATAGTAGGGTTGATAAACTTCTTTGTTGTCAGATTTTTGATCAAAAGCAAAGCTTTCAATTTGAAAGGTAGTAAGACTTGTTCGAACAATCATTTGAGGAATAAACAATTGATGGCAGATAAACATAACATCACCAGCTTGAGCAAATGTATATTCATGTAAAAAATCATGATCAAAAGGTAATGCAGCACTTGCTATGTTTTGAGTAATTGTTTGTATTAAAGAAACATTGCCAGTTGATGGGCTAATTTGAAAAACTCTTAACTTAGCATTTTCAATAGAAATAATATATTGCTCATCATCAGAAAATATAAATGGTGCTAATCTACATTGCTGAGTTTTAGATGTGTTAATAGTAGTGTCATATTCATAAATAGCTTCAAGACCAGATCGTTTTAAAATACCACCTTCAGATCTTAGAAAAAAGTTTTCAACACGTTGAGCAGATTGATTATAAAGCGGTGAATCTGTTCTTGATGTTAAGGATGGGCTTACCTCTCCAAACTGAAAATTTGTAAGCGGAACTCTTACTTTTCTCATTATGTTAGCCTATTAGTAATAAACCTGTTTGTAGCAAACTTTCTAGTTGTCTGCTGTTGTGAATCTAAGTTTCTAGCTTTAGCCATTTGAAATTGAGCTTGCTGACCCATAAGCGTTGCTAACTGTTGATCTCTTGCTAAGCTAACAGAAAATACAGTTGCTAGTTCATACTCAACAGCTACAGTAAAATACGAAGGCCAGTCTTGTTCTTCAGCCCTATAAGTATAATCAAGAACTAATACAGCTGTGCTATCAACATCACAAAATACTTTATCTCCATATATTTGATAATCAATAGGATTATCATTTTGAGTTACAGTATGTGTCATTAACCAACCGCTAGGCAATTGATAAGCAGCATCGTATCTACCAGTTGGGGCAGCTGTTAATCTATTCATTACAACTTGATTTGTAGAAAATCTCCATCGTGAATTAACCAAAGACGCTCTTGCTATATCCTCATACATATTAGAGGCTACAAGAGCCTCATTAGTATTATCATCAAAAGATGTAATTGGATCTGCACCAATTAATATTAATGCTCTACTGCAAACATCAATTGCAGAATTAGACGGAGTGCTTGTTACTGCCATATAAAAACCTCAAAAGAAAGGTGGGGCCGAAGCCCCAACCTATTAGTCACCGTCAGTTTCTGCGACTGCTGTACCATCAGATACATCGACAACAGTTCCAGTATTTGACAACACTGTTACAAAATTTGTTGTTGGTGTATTAGTATCATGCACCACAACCAAATCACGAACAGCAAGCATGTTAGCTGCATCGTTAAAGTAACCAGCTGTGTTTACAGTACCAATTGCATCAGTAGTTGTATATCTCCACAAGCTACCATTTGAATCACCACCAATACGAGTTAGTCCACTTGCACTATAAGCCATTTTCTAACCCTCCTAGTTATTATCTAGCAGTTCGTAAACGCCGTTGTCATCAATAACAACTGAACCCATTGACATCATTGATGTCGCTAGGTGCGATACTTTTTCTGCTACATAGTTTACTTCAGTTTGAACATCTGAGTTCACACCAATACCTACTGCTCTCATGTGATAAGTAAAGTTCTTACCACCAGCAACAGCTGATGTTGAAAAGATCTTGAAGCCCAAGAACTCTTTCATTGTCATACCGCCAGCAAATGGTAGGTTTTGTGGTCCAACAAAATCGCTAGAAGCAAACTCAGTAATGTTGAACAAATCTGCAAAACCAGCTGGGGACATAGCAATATAACGCTGTCCGTCTTCTGGAATATTAGCAGTACCAAATGTTTCAAAGGTAGAAAGAAGATCAGCTTTACTTACAGCAGAACCACCAGCACCTAACGTCGTTGAGTTAGCACCAGCATCCATAGCTGTTGTAATGATCTCATCAGTTTTACGCCCCAATGCAGCAGCAGCACTCTCGGCAACAGCTTGACGCTCGTTGATGTTTGTTTTCAACTCGTCAAGTTTGTCGATGTACTCAGCAGCATAAAAGTCAGACATGGTTACTTCCACATTGGTGTGTGCAAGTTCCATTGGTGTGACATTACCGTTGCGTGATTTAGTTGATGCTGTCCCTGTTCCAATCTTTTGGAATCGAGCAACATTGCCTGACACATTCGTGGAACGAATGGTATTACGC